AATTGTATCTGAGCTTGAAAAAGGTAATGCTATATCAAGTGATATGAAAACCTACAGACAAGCTCTTAGAGACTTGCCTGCAGGTAAAGATACTGTTGCTAAATGTACAGACGCTACGTGGCCAACTAAACCGTAGTACAGCATAGGATCACACTATGTTACAAAAGGTAAAGTTTGCACCTGGATTCAATAAACAAGTTACATCAACCGGTGGCGAGAGCCAATGGGTTAATGGTGATAATGTTCGTTTTAGATATGGTACACCTGAAAAAATAGGTGGTTGGTCTCAATTAGGATCTGTTCAGATAACAGGTAGAGCTACAGCTATTCATCATTTTGTAAATACATCAGGTATTAAGTATGCAGCGTTAGGTACAAATAGAATTTTATATGCATACTCTGGTGGTATATTTTATGACATACATCCAATTAAATCTACAACCACTTTAACAAGTGCATTCTCTACAACTAATGGATCAGCAACTGTAACTTTAACTTTTTCATCAGATCATAATATTAATAAATTTGATATTATATTATTAGATAACTTTACCTCTATTACTAACTCTGGTTTTGTATCAGGTGATTTTACAGACAATAAATTTATGGTAACTTCAATACCAACAAGCACTACTCTTACAATAGAAATGGATTCTAATGAATCTGGATCAGGCGCATCAACATCTGGTGGTATTAGAGTTAAACATTATTATCCTGTTGGACCAGCAGTTGAGGTTGCATCTACAGGTTGGGGCCTTGGATCATGGGGCGGGCAACAAGCAGGTCAGTTTACATCAACATTATCATCATCAATAAATACAAGTGTAACATCATTAACAATGGCTAGCTCAACTTCTTTTCCGTCTTCAGGAACAGTATTAATTGGATCAGAATTAATTACTTATACAGGTAATAGTGGTGGAACATTATCAGGATTAACAAGAGGTGCAAATGGTACAACAGCTGCATCACACTCATCAGGTGCAACAGTAACAGATGCATCTAATTTTTTTGCATGGAATGCTGCAGCGTCAGGAGATATTGTAACTGCACCAGGTTTATGGTCATTAGATAATTTAGGTAATAAACTTATTGCAACAATTAATGGCGGTGAAACTTTTGAATGGGATTCAAACCCAACAGGTGCAAACAATACTAGAGCAACTATCATAACAGGTGCACCAACAGCTTCGGCATTTAGTTTGGTATCTACACCTGATAGACACTTAATATTTTTTGGAACAGAAACAACTATTGGAACTAAGTCTACACAAGATCCAATGTTTATAAGATTTTCATCTCAAGAAGATATTAATACTTACACACCTAGTGCAACAAACACTGCAGGTACACAAAGACTTGCAGATGGATCTAAAATTGTAGGAGCCATTAGAGGTAGGGATGCAATTTATATTTGGACTGATACTGCATTATTTATTATGAGATTTGTTGGTCCACCATTTACTTTCTCATTTCAACAGGTTGGTACAAACTGTGGATTGATAGGACAGAATGCAGCTGTTGAGGTTGATGGTACTGCGTACTGGATGTCAGAGAATGGTTTCTTTAGATATACAGGTAAACTAGAATCATTACCATGTTTAGTTGAGGACCATGTTTACGATGATATTAATACAATTCCAAAACAACATATCAATGCAGGTTTGAATAACTTGTTTGGTGAAGTTATGTGGTTCTATCCTAACTCAGGTTCTGGCACAGTTAATAGAATGGTATGTTATAATTATCTAGACTCAAGTCCCGAGCGACCAGTATGGACTGTTGGTACATTAGCAAGATCAGCGTGGCAAGACTCTGCTGTATTTGGTAAACCTCATGCAACAGACTATGATTCAAGTGCAGAAACAGCTGATTCAGATGTTAATTATGTTCATGGCAATACCGATGGCGCAACAACATATTATGAACATGAAACAGGATTAAATCAAGTTAAAGCAGGTCAATCAACAGCAATTACTGCAAGTATTGAATCTGGAGATTTTGATATTGGCACACAAGGTTTAGGCGGTGATGGTGAGTTTATGATGAAAATTAGAAGAGTGATACCAGATTTTTTAGCACAAACAGGAGATGCAAGAATTACATTAAACTTAAGAGACTTTCCAAATGATACATCAGCTAGTTCAACACTTGGTCCATTTACTGTAACAAGTGGTACACAAAAAATAGATACACGAGCACGTGCTAGATCAATATCATTAAAAGTAGATAATACTAGTACAAGTCAATTTTGGAAACTAGGTACATTTAGAATAGACTATCAACCAGATGGAAGAAGATAATGGCAAGAATAATTCAAG